ATTGGCGAAAGCGCGACACGCTGCGCGAATGATCTGCGATCCCGAATATCGAGACGGGAAGGCGCGAAATGCGCTTCGCTGGGTCAAAAAGAACCCAGCCAAATGCAATGCCGCTGTAATGCAGCGGGATGCACAAAAACTGCGAGCAACTGCTGCATGGGCGGATAAAGATCACATTCAGGCGTTTTACGATGTTGCATACGCTTACAAGGTGGCGTTTGGCATCAAATACGAGGTTGACCATATCGTCCCGCTTCGTTCAAACCTAGTCTGCGGGTTGCATGTTGGCGACAATCTTCAGCTTTTAGACCCCTATCAGAACAAAGCCAAAGGCAACAGGTATTGGCCGGATCATCCCAATGGCTGAATTTAAGCTAACCCCGAGACAGCAAGAGGCAAACGAACTGCTGGCGTCGCCTGCGACCCATATCATGCTGGCAGGGGGGAGTCGGTCGGGTAAAACGCTGTTGATTGTGCGGGCGATCATCATCCGCGCATTGAAGGCGCCGGGATCACGGCACGCAATATTCCGCTTCCGATTCGGCCATGTGAAGCAATCGGTTATGAACGACACGCTGCCGAAATGCATGAAGCTTTGTTTTCCTCAGGTAAAATGGGAAATGAACCGCAGCGATGCATTTATGACTCTGCCAGGTGGGTCTGAAATCATCTTCGGTGGCCTTGACGAAAAAGAACGAGTTGAACGGGTACTAGGAAACGAGTTTGCGACCATATTCCTCAACGAATGTAGTCAGATACCCTATGCATCTCGCAATATGGCGGTGACTCGGTTGGCTCAGAAGGTGACAGACACGGTGACCGCAGAGCCGTTGGCGCTAAAGTTCTATTTGGATGAAAATCCTCCCTCCAAAGGACACTGGACCTATTCCCTATTTAAGACAAAAACGGACCCGGATTCAAAGCAAATGCTGCGTGATCCCGAGAATTACGCATTTATGAAGCTGAATCCGTATGACAACAAAGAAAACCTGAACGCCGATTACATCAAAACATTGGAAGCGTTGCCGGTAAGACTCCGCAAAAGGTTTTTAGAAGGGGAGTTTGCCGAACTGGCCCCGAACGCCCTGTTCACCGACGAAGCAATTGAGAAATGGCGCTTGATCGACCAGGAACTGCCCCAGATGCTGCGCATTGTCGTGGCGGTTGACCCATCAGGGGCGGACGATGAGAACAACGCCGACAATGACGACATTGGCATCATCGTGGCGGGACTTGCGATTGACGGTAACGCTTACGTGCTTGAGGATTTGACCTGCAAGGCCGGTCCCGCGACCTGGGGGCGGGTTGCGACCCAAGCCTATGACCGTCACCAAGCTGACCGGATCGTGGCTGAAATCAACTACGGCGGCGCTATGGTGCGAAACGTCATCCATACGGCCAGACCTCGCACACCGTTCCGGGCTGTGACGGCTTCTCGAGGTAAGGCGGTGCGGGCAGAGCCTGTTAGCGCGCTGATGGAGACTGGCAAGGTACGCATGGCCGGCTCATTCCCCGCCCTGGAGGAAGAACTGTACGGCTTTACGACCAGCGGCTTTATGGGCGAGCATAGCCCTAACAGGGCGGATGCCATGATTTGGGCCATCAGCGACCTGTTCCCCGAATTGCTGAAAAAGACCGAAGAAAAGACCCCCATCATCATGCCGCAGCTCAGGCGCAGCGGTTCCACAGCCTGGATGCACCGATGACCGACCTTGACCCTGATTTTCTCGCCATTTCTGAAGCGGATATCTTCGATGAGGCAGCAGAACGCCTCAAGATCAGCATGGACGCGGATTCGGACGACCGGACCAAGGCCAAGGACGATCAGCTATTCCGGGAGGGTGAGAACCACTGGGACAACAACTTCGTTACCACGGAGTCGCAGCAGTCCCCGGAGCTGGTGATTAACTTCACCGATACCCTGGTGGGCCGCGTGGTGAACAGCATTGCCGAGCGTGAGCCGCGGGGTAAATGCCACCCGATAGGGGACGGCGCGGATATTGAACGTGCCGATGTCATCAACGGGCTGGGCCGGCATGTGGAATATCGCTCGGAAGCCTCAGTTGCCTATGACATTGCGGTTGACTGTGCTGTGACGTTTGGCTGGGGCTGGGCGCGGCTGATGGCTGAATATGCCTCACCGGACAGCTTTGACAAGGAAATCCGCATCGTTCCGATCATGAACGCATTCAGCGTTTACCCTGATTCGGGTTCGATTATGCCGACCGCGAGCGATATGAACTGGTGTCTAATATCGCTCAAGATGGTCCGGACTGAGTACAAGCGTCTGTACCCCCGCATGGATAACATCGCGTGGAAGGTGGGTCAGGATGACCGGTCGGACTGGGAGGACAAGAACGAGATTCGGCTCGCCGAGTATTTCCGCATCCGAGAGAAAACCGACACGCTGTACCAGATCGAGGCGCAGGGGCAGAAATACACCTGTTTCAAGGGCGAATTGCCTACCCCGGAACAGCTTGCACAGATCGGCGGTAGGGTGGTGGCTGAACGCGAATCCTCCCGCCGACAGGTGGAATGGTTCCGGCTGAACGGCAAGCGGGTCATTGAACGGGCGATCCTGCCGGGAACCTACATTCCAGTGGTTCGTTGCCAGGGTAATGCGCGGAACATCGACGGCAAGGTCTATCGCCGGGGAATGGTCAGGTTCCTGCAAGACCCCCAGCGCATGGTGGACTATGGCGAGGTTGCCAAGATCAAGCGGCTGGGGCTTACCCCGCAGTCTCCGTGGGTTGTGGCTGAAGGGCAGCTGGACGGCCACCCCGAATGGACGGATTCCAACATCGCCGCCTATCCGGTGCTGACGTATAAGCCGGTAACGGTCACGACGGCGCAGGGTGAGACGCCATTACCGCCCCCCTCAAGGCAGCCGCCAGCGCAGGTGGAAGCGGGATTCTCGGAGTTTGTCTCCGGGATGCGTTCTAACCTGCTGGCGATTGCGGGTATGCCGAACGAGCCGGGACAGGATGCTCAAAACGGGCCGGTAGTCTCAGGCAGGGCGCTGCTGCGGCGGGATAAGCTGTCGGATCAGTCCCACAGCCAGTACTACAAGAACCAGAAGCTGTTCATAGCCCAGATATGGCGGGTGATGCTGGAATGGTTCCCGCATTACTACTCGGAGGAACGGATGCAGCGGATCATCGGTGAGGACGGCAAGCCTCAGATGGTCGAACTGAATAAGGACGACGGTACGGGAGCGATCAAAAATGACCTCACCGTGGGCAAATATGATGTGGTGATGGACGCTGGCCCCAGTTACGAGACCAAGCGCGAGGAAGGGGCGGACGCGCTTCTGGAACTATGCGGTTCCCCATCACTCGGTCCTATAATCGCCAAGACGGCGCCTGACCTGGTGTTCCGGTCGCAGGACTTCCCCTATTCCGAGGAAATCGCGGATCGACTTACCGCGCAGACGCCGGAAGGTCTCAAGAACATCATGGAGCAGTTGCCGAAAGAGGCTCGAGCCATCGTGCAATCGCTGTCCACGGAGAACGCCGGCCTCAAACAGGCGCTTCAGCAGGCTCAGCTTGAACAGAAGTACGGACTTACGAAGGCTCACCTGGATGCGACCGTCAAGGCGCACGACGTTGAGGAATCGAACAAGACCAAGCGCGAGGATACGCAAAGCCGTGAGCGCACGGCGCTGGCCCTTCAGGCCATGAAGGGTCATGTGGAGCTTGCGAAGGAGGAAATCTCGGTGGGCGGCGAGTTAATGAATACCCATGTCGAGGCGAAATACCACGAACGGGAAGCGGATCGCATGATTAAGGACGCCGAAAAGGCCGAAAAAACGAATGGAGCAGCATAAATGGCAGTCGTAGTCGAGAACGCAATGGATCAGGTAGCCGCCGCACAGAATGGCGGTGTATTCCCCATCCCCCCGGAAGTCGCAGCGGATCGCGCCGCACAGGAGAAAGCCAGTGGTAAAGGTGCAGACGTTGATAAACCGGGCGCTGCGGCAAGTGAAGTTGCCAAAGACGACGAAAAACCGAAGGCAAGCGCTGAAGGAACTGAGGCTCCTGCTGCGGGAGATGATGACACTCCCGGCGAAGATGGACTAACCCCGAAACAGAAGCGGGAATACACGAAGTCCATGCTCGCCACGATTGCCAAGAAGCATCGGGCGCAGAAGGAAGCCGAGGAACTGGCGACGCGTCAGTATAACGAGCGGATTCTGGCCGATCAGCGGGCCGAAAACCTCGCCAGGGAGCTGGAAGCGCTCAAGGCGGCTAACAAGCCGGTCGTCACCGAATCGAAGCTGCCGCAGCGTGAAGCGTTCAAGTCCGACCAGGAAT